CCTGGGGCCCGCACGTATACCCAACTCAGTGCAAAAACACACTTTCGTGCGTTGTTTACAACGGCTCTGGAAAGAGTCGTGTGTAAACGCGTAGCGCTAAGTCTGCCGGCTTGTATGCCCGGCGCTGGGTTGGTGCGGGTCCTGGGGGTTTATCGTCCATGATAAGGGAGGTTGCGTGGTGAAAACAGACCACTGCAAGAAACCATATAATAGGTCTCGAAGTAGGGGTCTGTACACGGTTCCATCCGTGGATACCATGTGTACCTTCGCACAAAATGGAGGGGCCCCCTCGGAACCTTACATTTACTCATCATCCGATGAGATTAAATGCGGTACCGAGATGGTTGACGTCGTTACCCCGTGTTACGAGCGCAAGGCTCGACGGGGCGATTGGACTTTCTCACCAATGGAGAAGACAGTCGTCGACGCTCAACGCTCCACTTGTGGTCCGACGCGATCGGCATATTGGAACGGCGGGGCCAAGAGCAGTGTGTATCAATACACTGATTTTGACGCCCTTATGGCTAGAGCCTTCACCACTGGTAGGTATGTTGGTATCGACTTAGAGTCGGACAACTTTAACCGCCAGCGGCAGGCAGCCATCGTTCAAGCCTACGCGAACTACCACGACAGTGTGGCGCATGTTCTGGTTGATGCCGGAGAGGCCTTCCAGACCGTGCATATGCTCCGTCATCCTTACGACAGGGCTGTTCGTTACTTTAAGGACGTAACCCGTAGGAAAGGTTACAAACCGAGTAGCAAGCAGCGACGGAGCATCGGTGATGCGTTGCATGAGACAAATTGGAGTTCCTTCTCCAACAAGGCCAAGGCAGTAGCCGAGGTCGCCTCAGCAACGTATCTCGAGACGACGTATGGTTGGCTTCCAACCTGGAGGGCTGTTACGGATATCGCAAAAGCCATCGAGAAGTTGGAAAAGGATATCATCGTCGTTCGGGGTAGGGGTTATGGAAGCTGGGATGTCTCGGATTCGTCTGAGAACCCGGTCAATATGGTTCTTACCTCATATGATCCCACGCCTGGGCCTACCTGGACACACAAGCATTCTGCAAGTGTAACCAGTGAGTACCGAGCTGGGGTTGTTGGAGTCGTGACTAATAGCGCAAGACGCGCTTTTGGTCTCGACATATTGGATATACCGTCTGCGATGTGGGACCTCGTGCCCTATTCGTTTGTTGTAGATAGGTTTATCCGAATCGGTGATTGGATCAGGGCCCACATCCCGCGTGCGAATGCGGAAATGAAGGGTTCCTGGCTCACGAGGAGCACCACCGAAAGGCATCACTACGAAATAGAACTCAACTCGTACTATAACTCGGGAGGTTCGGGCTCCACCGCCTGGTGGTGCACCCAGACTCCGGGTGTATGTACGACTGATATTCTAAAAGTAGTGAAAGAACGTGAAGTTGGCGTCCCGCCTCCTTCACTCCCACCCGTTGACCTCAAGTTCGATGTCAACATCACCAATGCGTTTGACTACTTCTCCCTAATTTTTCAAGGTTTGGGAGTTAAAGCAGGACAAACGCGAGCTTGGAGATTGTAAACATGTCACTGCGAGACGCCGTGCTCAAAACAGGTGCCACTTGGGCGCCCACCGGCGGGACCGATCTTACCCTCACTCCTGATGGGCGAGATCCGGTTAATGGCGTTAGCTTGGTCGTCGTTGCTGATGACGACTTAGTTACCAGACGTTCCGTGATTGCGCGGGCTACCCTGCCCAAGCTCCCGGTCGGTACTGGTTACGCCACTCTGGGCCGCAACACGTTGACCTACAAAGTCCCGTTCGTTGCATCGGATGGTCGCCTTTATATTCAATCCGTGAAGATCGAGGCAGCCTTCCACCCAGAGTATGAGCAGGCAAGTAAGGAGTCTGTCATCCAAGACGCTCCTGCCTTCCTGGTCGACAGCGACTTCACGTCCTTCTGGCACGACTCGCTTCTGGCTTAAACACCAGGGCGGGAGTGTCGTGATGGACAAGATCGCTGTCCCTATGGCCTTTGTCGTGCTACTTGCATGCGCAATAGGTCAGTTAACCGAAACAGGCCCGCTTGTTCGCCATATCCTTGGCGATACGATAAGCGACCAAGAGAGGTACTTGCATGAGCCAATCGGCAACAAAGCAGCAACCCCTGCTCTCCAAACAGAGGGTAGACGTTGAAGTTAATGCGGTTTTCACCGCGTTTCTAAGAGCCTTGGGTGAGTCGAGCTTCACGGCCGGCTCTGGGCGTAATATGCGACGAATAGTCAACCAATGGAACCCGCTAGTGCAAGTTCCCATGGATGGAGCTATGTCGCCCCGCGCCTTCTACGCTCAGTATGCTCCATCACAGTTCTTCGAGCGGTATTTCTACGCCGAAGAATTGGGTTCCTCCAAAGCGTTACAAGATCAGGCGAAGGAAACTTTTCTTGAGAATGTACGCCGCGGGTGGGCCTATAATGTGATCCTCCCCTTGAAGACCAAAGGCTGGTTCCGTAGCGTGATAGCAACGGCCCAGCTTAAGATCCAAAGGGTGTTGGGCGAGTTCAGCATTGAAGCTGTCTTCGCGGAGTGTGGGCACGGGCCCAACAGTACCGTTACAGTAAGGAAGCGCAACGCTTTCCTTGACAGGAAGTACCTCAACCTGTCTGGTACTGAGGGAGCTCTAAGGGCTTTCGCTGAATACCTCCATTGGGATGAGAATCTCAATGCTGAGTTCACGCGTCTGCAGGACTTGCCAGCCGGTGAGTACCTGAAACCCGAAGAGGTTCCTGGCAATGCACTATCGTTCGTTCCGAAGAAGTGGAACAAATTGCGCACAATGTCAGCTGAGGGGACTCTCAACCAGTTCTTTCAGTTAGGCACAGGACGTGTCATCCAGACTCGACTGCGCAAATGTAACATCGACCTCTCAACGCAACCTGACGTACATCGCAGGCTCGTGAAGTTGATGTCACGTTACCCCGAAATCGGTGATGCGACGCTTGACTGGTCACAGGCCAGCGACAGAATCTGGAGTTCTCTTGTCCAGATGCTGGTCGATGGTGACTGGTACAGTTGGTTCGATCAGATCCGGTCCCCTGTCACCACCTTCGGAGAAGGTGAGGTCTACGACCTTCCAATGATTGGGACCATGGGTAACGGGTTTGTGTTCCCTCTACAAACCCTTGTCTTCTGGGGCCTCCTGACAAGTCTAGCCGAAGTCATGGATATCCGATCCGTCGGTATCTCTGTCTTTGGCGACGACTGTATAGTTCCGATTGCGCTCGTACCCTGGGTTGAAGTCCTGGCCAAGGAACTTGGCTGGAGCTTAAATTCGGAGAAGAGCTTTTCGGAGGGTAGGTTCCGGGAGTCCTGTGGGCTGGATGCCTACATGGGGCGGAACGTAAGGCCGTTCTTCATTGAGCGACCTGAGGATGTAAAGAACCGTAATGCGCTTAAGTCGTGGTCATACGTAGTTTTTAACGGACTACGTCGCTCCCTGGATGGGAGAGGGGATGACAGCGACTTGTGGCAGTGGCTCTTTCACTTTCATGAAGAGTACAATCTGGGTAAGGTGCTACTCGTACCTCCTAGGTTTGGTGATGGGTCAGGGGTGCAGACTCCTGATTGCGTCATCCGCCACATTAGCCGGTTTGGCATCAAGGCTGGTGACATCCCCGGTGGGGATGAAACCAACACGCTATATCCCAGTTGGGATAGAAGTAAAGGCGTGTGGGACTTCAGGTATCTGAGGAACCGCCCGAGTCGATACAAAGTACTATGGGAATTTCCATGGTATCACGTATGGCTCAGAGGCCACACTGTGCCGAGTGAGTTTAAACCAAGCTTGCTCAGCAGCGACGGCCATGTTTCAGGCATCACAGATGAGTCCACCATAAAAGGTGGGCAGGTCCGGAGGCCTGAGCTTGGTCGGACGGAACCTCGGAAGGAAAACCGAGTTACGTCCTCACGGATATCAGTGCATACCTGGGAATATTGGTTGGAAATACCAATGACCTAGGTTCTACATGACATTATCATGG